CTAAAAAGGGAGTAAGGGATAGTAAAGAAGTTACTTTAAAATCTAATAATACTAAAACATGAGTATAGTTTTTGTTTATACTATATGATAAATTTACATCAGATATTGAATATATATCTTTTTGTTGAAGGTTTAATGTAGAAATTAAATTATCTAAAATAAATAATTCATTCACATACCCCCTATCAATATAGTTTGTAATTATACATATCTTCATAGGGGGAATATACAAAAATATTTTAGATATCCCTACTTATTTTTAATTCTAATTCTTCTACTTTAACTGTTAAGTCTTTAATTGCTTCAATTAATAAAGGTACAATTTTTTCATAGTTAACGGCTTTATATCCACTATCTCTAGTTGTAACAGCTTCTGGTAGTATTGCTTCTATTTCTTGTGCAATTACTCCTACATCTTTACCTGTATTACCGTGTATAGTTTTTGTTTCTTCTTTAGTTAATTCTTTCCAATCAAATGTATTACCACTTACTCCAATTACTTTACATAAAGAATTTTCTATAGGTTTAATATTACATTTTAATCTTTTATCAGAAGTAGCATAAGCTACAATATCATTTGTTGCATCAATTCTACCTGTAGTTGTATTACAAGCATTTCCAGTACCCCCTACATTTAAATGATTTCTAACATGAGAACATTGAGTATAAAAGGTACAATTTTGATTTGAAGATAAGTTATAACCAGCAAGAAAGGAATAATCATGACCATTAATGTAATTGCTATACCCACCTAATATAGCACTACAATTAGCACCATTACATATACAATTTAGTCTACCTCCTAAGATAGCAGAGGTGTTAGAATTATAAATTTTATTCGTAGTACCTCCAACAATAGAACTCTTAGGTGAACTTACACAAATTACATTGAAATCTCCTGCACCTATAAAACTACAATTTGTACCTGTTTGACAGATGCAGTTGTTACATCCTGCAACTATAGCACTATTACCAACACAAGTATTAATTTTATTGGCACCTCCTGCTCCTATAAAATTTCCTGAACAAGCAGTATTATTATTGACTATACAATTTACTGATCCTCCTGCTATTACACTAGTTTTACCACTGGATATATAATTTCTACAACCACCACCAATAAAACTTTCAGTTGAACTTGAACCTGTGTTTTTTAATCCACCAGCTATAGAAAATCTAGTAGCTGAATTTGTTTGGCTACTTCCTATAGTTATTTGCATAGCCCTAATTTGAGCTAATGCATCTCCATCACCCTCTGTAAAGACATGACATTCACCAGGAGTAGCATAAACGTTTTGGGCACCATAACCAGCTAAATTATTTAAATCATAAGATATGTTTCCAAAACTATCTCCATCATAATCAAGTATGAATTTCTGGCCTTCATTAATGGCTATATTTTGGGAATCGTTATGTAATATGTTACCATCAAATGTTAAACTACCTTCAGCATTTAATTGGCCTTGTGTACCTGTTGAAGTTGTAACTCTGTTGTTACCTAAATTTGTTATAGTAGCTGTTCCGCTTGTTCCTGAAGAACCTGAAGAACCTGAGTTACCTGATGTTCCTGAAGAACCTGAAGAACCTGAGTTACCACTTGATCCTGAACTACCTGAAGTACCAGAGTTACCGCTTGTTCCTGATGAACCACTAGAACCTGAGTTACCACTTGATCCTGAACTACCTGAAGTACCAGAGTTACCGCTTGTTCCTGATGAACCACTAGAACCACTTGTACCACTTGATCCTGAACTACCTGAAGTACCAGAGTTACCGCTTGTTCCTGATGAACCACTAGAACCACTTGTACCACTTGATCCTGATGAACCACTTGAACCTGAGTTACCACTTGATCCTGAACTACCTGAAGTACCAGAGTTACCGCTTGTTCCTGATGAACCACTAGAACCTGAGGTTCCTGATGAACCACTAGAACCTGATGTTCCTGGGGTACCTGTTCCACCACTTGTTCCTGAAGAACCTGAACTACCCGATGAACCTGAACTACCGGATGAACCCGAAGTTCCTGAATTTCCTGATGAACCAGATGTACCACTTGATCCAGATGAACCTGAAGTTCCAGATGAACCACTTGATCCTGAGTTTCCTGAAGAACCACTTGTTCCTGAAGATCCTGATGATCCACTTGTTCCTGAAGAACCTGATGAACCAGATGAACCACTTGAGCCTGATGTACCACTTGAGCCTGAACTACCACTTGAGCCTGAACTACCACTTGAGCCTGAACTACCTGAGGTTCCACTTGAAGCGGCATTTGTTTCATATCCTACATTACCACTTGAATCTACAACTAATACATCATTACTAGTTGTTATATTAGGTAAATTAGGGGCATTTAAAGTACCATCAATCATTGTTAAACCTGAACCACTTACAGATAAGATTGGAACACCTGATATATCAGATGCTGCAAATACTATCCCTGTCAAATCATCTGTTACTGAAAATAATTGACCTTGAGATCCTTGTACATCTAAAATTGTGCTACCTGATCCTGATACTGTAAGTTTAGTACCATCAAATGTAAAATTAGCTTCAGCATTTAATGCACCTTGAGTTCCTGTTGATGTAGTTACTCTATTGTTACCTAAATTTGTTATTGTTGCTGTACCACTTGTTCCTGATGAACCAGATGTTCCTGATGAACCACTTGAACCTGAGGAACCACTTGAACCTGAAGTTCCAGATGAACCACTTGAACCTGAAGAGCCTGAAGAGCCTGAAGAACCAGATGAACCACTTGAACCAGATGTTCCTGAGGAACCTGAAGAGCCTGAATTTCCTGATGAACCTGATGTACCTGATGATCCACTTGAACCTGAAGTTCCAGATGAACCACTTGATCCTGAGTTTCCTGAAGAACCACTTGTTCCTGAAGAACCACTTGAACCTGAAGAACCTGAAGTACCACTATTACCTGAACTACCTGATGAACCCGAAGTTCCACTTGAACCAGATGTTCCTGATGTACCATCATCTCCTCTATCACCTACTAAGGCGAAAGAAACAATTACATCTTCATTATTAGTAAATGGGGATGCAGCTGATGATGCTTGTTCACTTATGTTTATTGTCCAATATACACCTAAGTCTGTTAGGTTTGATATTGAAAACAATATAAAATTTTCTGGAGCGAATTTATCCGCTATTCTCATATGACCCTTTACTGCTGATGTAGAGGCATCAATACTCTCTAAAAATGACTGTATATTATCACCATCTTCTGTAGTCTGACTAATAATGGATAATGTAGATGCGTTTTGTGTAGTGTTATTTAATCTTATATCTCCATTACCTGGATCAGCAGTACCTGTTGCTGTGTCAAATGTATAATTAAAAGTAGCACCACCAAAATTACCATCTTGTCCTGATGTACCACTTGACCCAGATGAACCTGAAGTTCCCGATGAACCTGAAGTACCACTTGAGCCTGAAGAACCACTTGAGCCTGAACTACCTGAAGTACCAGATGACCCTGATGAGCCACTTGTTCCTGATGAACCTGATGAGCCTGAAGTTCCTGATGTACCACTTGATCCTGTATTTCCTGAAGTTCCAGATGAACCACTTGATCCTGAGTTTCCTGAAGAACCTGAAGAACCTGAAGTACCAGAGTTACCGCTTGTTCCTGATGAACCCGATGAGCCGGAGTTACCACTTGTTCCAGAGGAACCTGATGAACCATCTGAACCTGAAGTTCCTGAAGTACCAGATGACCCTGAAGAACCACTTGTGCCTGATGAGCCTGAAGAACCACTTGTTCCAGGATTACCTTGGACACCACTTGTTCCTGATGAACCACTTGAACCACTTGTTCCTGATGAACCTGAAGAACCGTTTGAACCTGAAGTTCCTGAAGTTCCTGAAGAACCGGTATTACCTGAAGTACCTGATGTACCGGATGAACCAGATGAACCTGAGTTACCACTTGTTCCTGAAGAACCAGATGAACCATCTGAACCTGAAGTTCCTGAAGTTCCGGATGAACCTGAACTACCTGATGTTCCTGAAGTTCCTGAAGAACCTGTATTACCTGAAGTTCCTGAAGAACCACTTGATCCTGATGAACCTGATGTACCACTTGTTCCTGGGTTACCTTGGACACCACTTGTTCCTGATGAACCACTAGAACCACTTGTTCCTGAAGAACCTGAACTACCTGATGTTCCTGAAGTTCCCGAAGAACCAGTATTACCTGAAGTTCCTGAAGATCCACTTGAGCCTGATGTACCTGATGAGCCCGAACTTCCTGAAGTACCTGATGAGCCTGATGAACCTGAAGTGCCTGAAGAGCCTGAGCTACCGCTTGTACCTGATGAACCTGAGCTACCTTTATCACCTATAAGTTCAATAGCCATAAAGGTAGCATCGCTATTACCTACATTATTCCAACCACTTTTATCAATATGAGTGATATCTAATGTTCTCCAACCACCATTATCTGTTTGGGCAGTAACATATGCTGAATCATAATATATTTGATTTGATTCTAATCTAAATGTTATAACAGATTTATTATTATTTGTAGAATCTGTTAGAGTACCTAATATTGGGTCTATACCTAATCCATCTAAATCAGTCTCACTAATATAAACTTCAGTAGCTGCAGCCGGGTCAGCGGCGTTAAATCTAAATTTACCTGAGCCTGGGTCTGCTGATGTTGTAGATGTAGAGTATTCTATACGGAATCCATAAGTGGAAACACCTGAAGTACCAGATGTACCTGAACTACCTGATGAACCACTTGTTCCTGAAGAACCAGATGAACCATCTGAACCTGAAGTTCCTGATGTACCCGAAGAACCTGAAGAACCTGATGTGCCTGAAGAACCAGATGAACCATCTGAACCTGAAGTACCTGATGTACCGGATGAACCAGATGAACCACTTGTTCCTGAAGAACCACTAGAACCACTTGAACCTGATGAGCCACTTGAACCTGAACTACCATTTGAACCAGAAGTACCAGAAGTACCACTAGATGCAGCATTTTCTCTGGTACCTACAGTACCATCACTATTTATTACAAGCGTTGTGTTTTCAGATCCTTGAGTTGAAAGACCTGTTAATTTAATTTCATTTAACTCAGCATTACTACCACTAAGTATTACTTTTTTCCAATTTGGCATATCATTCTTATTAGGTTGGTTACTGACTGTTCAGTCCACTTCCCTTGCGGGCCGTAATATAGTTATAAATATGGTTTTAATATTCCCTATTAACTAGGAGGGGGAGGTATTTTTTCTTCTTCTAATTGTTGTTCAATACTTTCAATTTTTTGATTTAATTTTACTTGTATTGTACCTATAAAGATAGCATCGATACCTGTAATTGGAATGTAATCAGTTGATTTTCTAAGAGCACGTAATTCTCTTAGAGATAAACCTGTTAGATTGTAAGACATAACTATATATTTTTATATTTTTCTTGAATTTTTAAAGTTAAATTATAAAGTATCTCTACATATTCTCCTTTAAATAACCCATTTTTAATAGTAAGTAATATTAATTCAATTTCTTTTTCTGTTAATTCTATATTGTGAGTTAAAGGAGTACCCACTTTTTCAGTAGGTACTCCTTTTATTTCAACTTTATTAGATTTAAATCCCATAAACCTTTTTATTTTTTTTAAAAACAATTTTTATATATTAAGAATAGATATAAATATCTTGTGATGAAGATACAAATATATTTCCTTTAGCCGTATATCTTGATACTACAGTTGATGTAGTATCATTAGCATCGGCACCTATTACAACAGTTGACATAAAAGCATCTGGAGTAAATCCTGAACCACTTGCATGGAATGAACTTGTTACACCCCATCTTAATGATGATAATCCATCATAAGCAAAGGCATCACCATAATCCTGATCTGTTTGTTGTATTACAATACCACCATCTCCAGCAGAAGTAGAACCAGAAGCTAATAATATAAATCTATCTTTTATTAGTAAATTTTCTGAATTTTGGAATGATGCTGTACCTTGTACTGTTAAATCATGGCTAATTACAACATCACCGGTTACTGTTAATAAACCACCTACTGTAGAACCACCATTACTTATAAAAGTTAAATTAGATTCTGCTTCAGCACTTGATCCATCAATATCAGTTAATACTCTATTATTACCAGAATTATTAACATTAATTACACCACTTGTTCCTGAAGAGCCACTTGAACCATCTGAACCTGAAGAACCTGATGTACCACTTGAACCTGAAGAGCCTGATGTACCTGAGGAACCGGACGAACCATCTGAACCTGAAGTTCCTGATGTTCCACTTGAACCAGAAGAACCAGAAGAACCATCTGAACCTGAAGTACCTGAAGAACCACTTGAACCATCTGAACCTGAAGTTCCTGATGTTCCGCTTGATCCTGAACTTCCAACAGCACCATCTGCACCACTTGTTCCTGAAGTACCTGAAGAACCACTTGAGCCTGATTCACCAGAAGTTCCTGATGAGCCACTTGATCCACCAGCACCGTCAGCACCACTTGTACCTGATGTACCTGAAGAACCTGAAGAACCTCCTGCACCATCTGCACCACTTGTTCCTGATGTACCTGAAGAACCTGAAGAACCGTCAGAACCACTTGTTCCTGAAGAACCTGAAGAACCTCCTGCACCATCTGCACCACTTGTTCCACTTGAGCCACTTGAGCCACTAGTTCCACTTGAACCTGAGGAACCATCTGAACCTGAAGTACCACTTGAGCCTGAACTTGATGCATTTTCTCGTGTCCCAACTACCCCTGCAGGGCTGATTACCAATACTGTCTCTTCACTTCCTTGTACCGATAAATCTGATAAGGACAACTGCGCTAGTTCTGCGTTCGAGCCACTAACAATTACTTTTTTCCAATCTGCCATTTTATATTAATTAAATTTTATTATACATATTAAACTTTATTCTTAAGTTAATAACCTAAAAAGAATTCATTAGAAGAAAAAACAATTCCTCCTTCTACTGCTGTGGGTAATGAACTAAATTCTAATAATTGTAATACCCCACTATTTTTTATTTTTATACCTTGATTACTAGAGTTTTTAATTAATAGTAAATCATTTGAAGTATTATCATTTATTTCAAATCTAGCACCATTTGAAGGACCACCTATTCCTAAGTTTACCCCATCAAATTGAAGGTTGGCGTTACCATCTATTTCTTGGTTACCCGTAGCAGTTAGAACATAATTATCAATATTATTATTAATGGTTATACCACTACCTCCAGTATTTTGGGTATTATATGCTCCTACTTTTAAGGAATCGACAAATCTTATATTATTAGCCATTAATCTATTGTTTTAATTCTTTACCACTCTTCACATCATAAATACCAGTAAGTCCTCCTTCATTTTCACTACTTTTTCTAGTTCTACCATCTCTTGTTTTAGTTACACCTTCTTTAAATATTTCAGAATTAGAAGTTGTTTCCATTGAAATAATAAATTTAGATTTAGAATTGTATTTAGAAATAGAATTCATATCTTTTTGTACTGTATCAGGAATAATGTATCCTCTTAATCTTATATTAAATGTACCTTTTACTAATCTATCTTTTCCATTAGTTAAAGAAGTTTCAGTAGTAAAGGAATCAATAAAAGATCTAAATTTAAACCTTTCTGGATTACCCCAATAAGCATCAGAAGCATATTCACATGCTTCAATGATTTTATTTAATTGTTCCATATAGTAAGTTTGGATTAAACAACTATATTCTATATTAACAAAGTCCGGGACAGCTACAGCATAAAATTGTTTTGCTGGGATTGCGTTATTAATAGCATCAAAATTATTGTAAAAGGTTTTAGGATTATAAGCACGTTGAAAACTACCATATAAATTAGGACTATTAGCATCCAGTTTATTATATACTGTTCTATCTTTAGTGATTGAATTTCTTTTAAGTACTATAATGGGTAACATAATAGCACCATTTTTATCCCTATAATAATTATCTTTTTGGAATGATTTCCACCTTTCAGGAGAACCATAAATAATAGGTACTTCTCTTCTTTCACCATTTTGATAAACAAAAGGTTTTATCACATTTTGAAAATAATAAAATACAGCTTCATCTAAATCCTTTATTCCAATTGAAAAGGGTTTAGTTGTATCTCCTGTCCAAGATAGTTTTTCTGATCTATTAAAGGGAATACCTGTTTCACTTTCATTAGATGCAAGTGGGATATTGGGATTACCATATCTAGCTGAAGAAGGTCTTTGTTGATCTATGCTTAACTCTTTTTGAGTTTTTGGTATTGGTTTTCTTATAGCCATTAAAATCTTTCTTTATATGGTGAAATAGCAACTTTATCTGCTGGTATATAATATGTTGATACTAATACTGATACACTTTCTCCAAATTTATCTAAACCTGGATTTAATGGGTTTGGTTCCCCATCTGAATCATTATTTGGGTATGCAGGGTTTTTTCCACCCCAATATTGGTTTCCTACTGTGCCTTGTACCCCGTAATATCCTTCTTGGTATAAGATAATATCACCTACTTCAGGTACAACATTAGCTACTTTTAAATCATCTCTAAGGAAATAAAAATCAATAGCTTGATTAAATTGTATTCCTTCTTCATCTTCTCCATATTGTTGATCTGATCTATTTATTAAAACATTAAATAAAAAAGGACCATTATAAAACTTTTCACCAGCAGCTTCACCATATATATTAACTTTAGTTTCTTCTAGTTTAAATTGATATATAGCACATTGTTGGGTAATAATATTACCCATTAACTCTCTATTTAAATGTCTCAGAAGAGATACATCTCTGAGTCCTGTATACATTGCCATATGCTATCCTATATAAATAAAATTTGGAACACCTTCTAATTCTCTATCTCTACTTTCTTTTTCATTTGCTCTTCTTTCTAATAAAGAGGCTCGTGAAGTTTCATCAAAATATGCTCTTAATCTTTCTAATAATGCTGTTTTTTCAGCAGTTGCTGCAGCTAATAAATCAGCTTGATTTAAAGTCATATTAGCATTAGGTATAGGGATTGTAGAATATTTTCCTCTTACATACCCTAAAATTTCTTTTACTAATGCTAAAGTATACTCAAAAATCCATTGTCTACCAATTGAATTAATTAAGGTATAATCAGGATTAGTATAGGGCATATTAGAGGCATTTGTTACCTGCCCACATGCTGGGTCTACACTTCCGCTAGTTCTATCATTTACTTTAATATATTCAAACCACATATTTCCTACACATGAACCACTAATCATTTCATCATCATTAGTATGAGTAAAGGGTCCAGGGATTGGAAATACTCTTAAAATATTATTGTGCATTTCAAAGCTATAATTAGATCTTCTGACCATATCATTCATTTCAATAGCTTGAATAACTTGCATATCATAATTAAGGGGCATCATTAAATAACCCATTCCACCTCCAAAACCACCAAGTCCAGTTACTCCAGCAGCTGCTGCTCCTCCAAATCCAAAACCATCAAAAGGTGCTAGATATCTAGCTGATGCAGGGGTTGGTTCTTGATAAAATACTCTTTTTATTTCTATACTACCTGTTATATTTTTTTCTTTTGCCCATGCTTTTAAATCATAATCTTGAACACTGGATGTTAAGGGTATACTACCTTTATACCAAGGCACATTACCACCAGTACCTGCTTCTGCTCCATACTGCTCTGACATTCTAATTACTGCTCCTAAATTAGGAGTAATAATACTTTCATTTAAAAATATAAAATCATCTATAGCAAACCCTTCTAAAGTTAACATATTATCCCTAACAAGGTAAGCATATAATTCATTTCCATATACGGTAATTGCTTCTTCAAATGCTGTAAAGAAGGAACTAGATTGTAATTCTATATCAACTAAAGGATAACCTAATCTGGTAGCACAAAATTCTGCTACTTTTACACAATCAGTTTGAAAATCTATACTATTATTGTAAAAGCCAAAAGGTACTGAATTTGGGTTCCAAATTGGGTCACCATTATATATAGGTACATTCATAATCTAATTAGTTTTATTATAAATATGAAAAAAGAGGACTCAAATTGAGTCCTCCGGAATTTTATTTTAAATTAAGTGTAATTTTTAAGTACTAATTATATTGATACTTTTAAAGTCCCAGCATCATTCCAAAGTTGACCTACTACTGAGGGGTCTGATGTTGGTAATGCTGCTAATGAAACTACTGATCCTTCAACTGTTAAATTAGTTGATACTGTAAGAGACCCAGTAATTGCGTGTGATCCAGTAAAATGTCTAAAGTTGTTATCTAATTCATTAATTGTTAATGCTGAATCTTTACCGTCTGATCCTGTTCTGTATGTTAATGCCATTTTTTATTAAATTTAATTTTGTTATAAATATTATGAAGATGCTACAAAATACTCTATCTGAACACTTGCTGTATCTGCTTTTGCTTTAATCGATGATAAAGTAGCAAATGAAGAAAAATATTGAATATCAACATATCCTTCTACTACATAATCATAATAATCAGTTCCTTGAAATTGGGCATTTGAAAACACCATTGATTTTCCGGCATCTAATTTAAATAAAGATTCATCTCCTGATCCTACATTACCAGTATTAGGGTTTTGTGCTTCTGGGCTATCTTGGATTAAATATAAGGATACAAAATTAGTTGAACATAAATTTGTAAATCTCATATATTTAACTGTATCTCTTACAAAGGAACCTGCTGTTTGTTGTTCTTCAGAATCTACAAACCTTAAAATTTCAATTCCACTTCCACTAAAGGTAGGAGCTATAGTATCAGTTCTTTTCATTATCTGATTAACATCCTTAATAACCTCGGTATTGATAGATTGCTCCATATTACCATTAGGTAATCTTATTTCTTCTCTGATTGTTACTGATAATGAACCAGTAGGGTTACATATTGCCATTAGATAATTTTATTATAAATATGGTACTAATTTTTATTATTATAATTGTATGAACCAGAAGTAGTAATACTTACACCTTTGTCAATAGCTTCTTTATAATAGTCTAATAAATCTTCTACAATTTCATTTCTATGATTAGTATTTAAAGTAATAGCTTCTAGATTTTTAATCCTTCTAGCAGCTGAGTAGAGAAACTTAAAACCAGAATCCGATTTCTTTTTTAAATCTGTCTGATGGGCATCACCACATATCATCATTTTACTTCTTAAACCTATTCTAGATGTAATCATTTCCATTTGTTCATGAGTAACATTTTGTGCTTCATCTACTATTATCATAGCATCTAAAAATGTTCTACCTCTCATAAATGATACTGGTACTATTTCTATTTTACCATCTTCAATAAGTTTTTCTATTTTAACTTTATCATACAATTGAAAGAAATTTTGGTAAATAGGTTGTACCCAGGGATCCATTTTTTCTCTTAAATCACCAGGTAAAAAACCTATTTCTTCTTTTGATACCGTAGGTCTGGTGATTATAATTTTGTCGTATTGTCTACGTAATAGTCCATCTAATGCAACATTACATGCAAGTAATGTTTTTCCACTACCTGCACCCCCTCCAAGGAGAGTAATTGTATTTTCCAGGATGTGTTTTTTAGCGTCTTTTTGTTCTTCATTAAGTTGGAGTTTGAACTTAATTGGGTTTTTAGGAATTCTTTTAGACCGAAATACTTCGTCTGTATGGTGTTTACTTGCCATAAATTCTTTAAATTAGGGATTGTGTTATCAGTGAATACAACTGTTGTAAATACGTTAAGAAACAGTAAATTATTGATATAATTATATAATAAGATAAATATAGTTTGTGTATAACGCATTTTGTTATAAATATAAAAAAGAAAAAAAAACCCGGCCTAAGCCGGGTTAATTTTATTAAGATTTAATTAATCTTCTACTATAGAAGGTCTAAACCTGATACATTGATTTTTCCATAAAATTCTGGACGAACCATTTTCTTAGCATATCTAGTTAATAGACCTTTTCTTGGTACGAACGTATCTGGATCGTATACAAGTGGAGTCATGATTAACGGAATGTAAGGAGCAAATACAGCACCACTTTCTAGGAACTGAGTACCACGGTATCCTAATAGGATTGTGTTAGCAGTCATGTAAGGGTTTTTGTATACTTTTTGGCGGCTATTTAAAGCACCAACTTTTTGTACACCAAATGCATAGCTCATTTTAGCAGCATCACCATCTGTATCAGCAGCAAATCCTGGAATTGATTCCAAAATTGTTGCTACTTGTGGAGAAACAACCATAAAGTTAGCACCACCACGTAGAGTTTTCTGGTGAATGATGTTACTTAATTTCTGAATTTTAGTTCCTAATGTTTGGAACCATTGTCCTTGAGAATTGTAAAATCCAAGATTAGTATCTGTGATACCAGCACCTGTTCCTGAAAGTTGTTGGTTATTTTTAACCGACCATGTTTCAGTTCCTGCAGCAGCAGAATCAATTAACATACTTAAGATCTCTAAGTCAATTTCTAATGAAATGTACTCACTTAAGATTGAAGTTAATTCAGCTTCAGCATCTAGTGCATGATATGCATTTAAATCTTGTGCAAATTCTGGTGTCCATACAGCTTTCAGTTTTCTAGTTTTAGCAACAATTGCAGATGATTGCATCTGGATGTTGATTTCTGGAATTACTTGGTCTGGGCAAAAGTTAGCTCCTGATTCATCGTTAAATGCATTTGGATGTGGGTTACCTGCTTCAAAATCACCTCTGTTATTATCAGTTGGTTGAATTTGGTAGTTTACATTTACATCATTAACTGTAATAGCAGTATCTAAAGCATAGAAATATACTTTTCCAGCTGCTGCATCGTATTCTGTAAATTCAGATACTTGTACACCAGCTACAGATCCATCAGATCCTGTTGGTACAACACCAGTTAAAGATCCAGTAAATAATTGGAATCCTTTAACAGCTTCGAAATCAGCAAATCCTAGGTCACTAGCATCAACAGCAACTCTTTGGTAATCACCAGCTGCAACAGATGCAGAATAATCACTGTTAAAGTTAAATTGATCCCAAGAAGCATTTGTTCTTGCAGAAGTTAATGCTAAAGACTGAGTATTTTGGATAGAATATCCAAAACGACCTGATCCATAAAGACCACCTGTGTTAGTGTTACCGAAAGGTTCATTACCACCTTTGTCACCATATAATGACCCACCAGCAGTAAATGGAGATTTGTTAGATCCATATTGGAAATCTAAGAAAAATACAAGTCCTGAAGGTAAATTCATTGGTTGTACTGATACAAATTCTTGTGCAGCAATTTGTCCGAATACTTTACGTACTAATGGTAAAGCAACTCCAGCCCACTGTCCACCAACGTTTACGCTAGTTTGAGATGAAAAAGTACCACCTGTTCCTACACCACCACTAGTTTGTGATGATTCTACTACAAGTTGTTTAGCTTGGTTTTCAAGAATAAGACCCATATTGTTTTTGTGGGCACCATTCAAACCTTCTAATAAACCTGTCTTTTCCCATTTGCTAGCTAATCTAGCCGCGTCAGACTGTAAAGACTGATATGGGTTCGCGCTTTCTAATAGAGTATTTAAGCTCATTTTTTTAGTTTTTTAAGGGTTATTTTAATAATTTAAATTAATCCAGCAAGTTTACGCATACGATTGTATACATCATTGCTTTCAATAATCGGTTTTTTAGCTTCAGTTATTGTTCCAGTTGCTTTAGATGCAGCACCTTTTGGTCTTACAATAGCTTCTGTTTTTGATACTAAACCTTCGTTTAATGTTTCAAAAATAACTTTAGCTTCTTTTACTGTTGACGCTTTGTCAAATGCTTTAAGCACTTTAACTTTTTTGTCTTCAGATAAGTTTTTAGATTTAAAAACTTTGTTTGTGTAGAGTAATTTAGCGTTAAGCAAATTAACTTCGTTTAATTCAACTTTAAGAGCTTCGATTTCATCTAATGCTTCTTTAAATCTCATTTTTTCAGTTTCTTTCTCGATTTTAGTGTCATCTTTGTCACCATCTTCGTTTCCAGCACCTTTTTCTCCGTCAACTGCTTCATCAATTTCTACATCAACATCAACGTCTTCAACGTCTTCAACGTCTTCAACGTCTTCAACATCTACAATGTCTTCTTCATCTTCCATTGCTTCCTCACCTGCTTCAATTGTTCCGTCTGCTACTAAATCTTTAATAACATCCTCAATGAATCCTTTTAAGTCATCTTCTGACATATCTTCAAGGTCAATTTCCTTGTCGTCTTTGTCTTCCATGTCTTCTTTTTCGTCTTTTTCGCCATCTAAATAGCCTTCTTCCTCAGCATCCGTACGTTCGTCCTCTTTCAAGTCCTCTTTTTCGTCCTTCATACCGTCTTTGTAGCCTTCTTCTTCAGCGTCTGTTCGAGCGTCTTCATCCAATTCAAGTTCAGCAAGTAACTCGTCAAGGTTAATTTCATCAAGCTCTTCTTTAGCTTCATCCATATCTTCTTTCTTTTCTTCTACTGTATCTTCAGAAACTTCTTCTTTAACGTCGTCTTCTTCATACTTATCGTATCCTTCGTCAACGTCTTCGTTGTCCATTTCTTCTAATTTTGCAGAAAGCATAGATTTCAAATGTGGTGTGAATGCTTCTTCAAGAGCAAGTTTTGCGTTTGCAATAGCAGTTTCTTTAACAGCTTTAGCATCAGCGATTGCTTCTTTTAACAAATCATTGTTTGCCATAATCTCAAAATTTTTTTTGTGAAATACGATTATTAAGAATCGTAATAGGGAATAATATATATCGGTGCCATATCTAAGTATTCATGACACATTGCGGTCATACGTATGTAAAAATATCTTAAGACACAAGAAGCGCTCAAAAGAGCGCTTTATGCATAAAATCCGTCGGTAGCGTCCGAAGAAATATTATTTATGTTATAGGACATGAACCTTTTGAACAAAGAATTTCATGTATTACTTTATTAACATTTGTATAATCATATGTGATTATATTTTTTCCTTCATTTAAGGTATGCATAAAAGAACCAGGATTTGATGGGGTTGAAACAAAATCCCAACATAATAATTCAAAATCATCTTGTACTTCCATTACACCACCTTTATCTTCTAAAGAACCCATACCACGAGAAGACACACCTACGGTAACTCCACTTTTAATTAGTTCTTTAAGAATATTTCCTGAAGGAGTAGGTAAAATTTCTATCTTACCTATACAATTATCACCATCCCACCAATATTCGGATATTAAATGTGATACGTTTTTTAAATTGATAACAGTTGATTCTGGGTGGTCAAGTTCTCCCATTGAACGTCTTTGTTCAATTAATTCAGAATATTTGTCCATTTCTCTATCCCACAGACCTTTTGAGTAGTAACGACCATTTCCGTTTTTTACTTCAGCCGTAGCTAAAATACCTTCTACCATTAAATTTCCACTCTCCTTATTAACATTTTCAGTTAATTGGGAGGGGGAGATTTTTACAGTATGAGTTTCTATTAATAGCTTTTTGCTCATGTTCTATTTGTTTACAGCATAAGCAGAAACTGATTGTCCTACTTGTTTAGGATCTCTTTCACCTGCAGCACCACGAGTTGGGTTATTTTTTTCATTCCAACTTACCTCATCCATTTCATCTACCATTTCTTTTTTGGAATATTTTGATCCACAAGATTTTTCATAGATTCTTTCCATTTTCATTTTCTTTCTTTCCAAATCTTTGATTTCTCTCTGCATTTGTTTCATTTTCGTCTTGTCAATTAATTCACTAAGATTTTCATCTTCTTGGATTGAACTAACTCTATCTACTTTTTCTTGAATATGATCATGTAAGAAGTCTAATTGAGCTTCCATTTTTACTTTTTCAGCTTCTTTTCCTATTTCCGCTAATTTACTATCTATAGATTCTTTTTTCACTTTTTTCTTTTTATCTTTAGCTGCTTGTTTCATTGATTCTTTTTTATCTCCGTCTCCGTCGATATCTGCAAAATCAGGTTTTGCAGCTTCTGATGTAGTATCTGAATAAGATACTGCTGTACCTTCATCTTCCATTTCATCCATTGGTAATTTTTTCTCTTCTTCTTTTTCAGCCATCATCTGACGAATAATATTTCCTGATTGTGCTGCTAATGAGTTTGGATTACCTGATGTTACTACTTGTCCAAATGCCTCTAAAACTAATTCTTTAGATTCTTTTACTAATTCCATAGAATCACCACCATCTTTTAATTTAGTACTAAATCCACTACCACCATAACTTTCGCCATCGTTTTGTTGTTGTTTTCCTTCTTTATATCCTAAACCTTGAACTCCAAATTGTCCTTCTTTTACATAATGTAATGGGTCTTTAGCTAAGTTTTTAACAGCTAATTCCATTGCTTCATCTAAAGATAATTCTTTATTGTAGTTAATTTCTAATTGAACACCACTTAATACTTCTTGAGCATTAACATTATTAATATTCTCTACTTTAGGATCGTAGTCATAATTATGGGAATCAATATTTTCTACACCATCTGATATTTTGTATGACCCAGCTAATTTGCTATCCATTTCATACTTTAATTTAGAATCAGCTTTAACTTTTTCGTCTTGTTCTTTAGAATTATATTTAACTTTATCTTCATTATTTACAATAGGCTCTAATGTACCACCTTCTGCTAAGAAATTTTCAAATTTAGTCCAGAATGGGTCTTTAGCACTTGCCTCAATAGTATTAATTGGTTTTAAAGTTACTATTTGACCTAATTCTTCATTAATTAGTTCTTTATCTTTTTTAGAACTAAATTCTTTTGAAAGTTGTTTGAATAATTGATTTGGTGTTTGTTTCATAATGTTATTTATCTAGTAATATTTCAATATCTTTTATATAGTCTCCTATTATGTCTGTAGGTTTTATTACAGCAAAAGTATTAGGTTGTTCTCTGTAAGCTTTTATAGTTTCTATTTTTGCTAAACGTAATAATTTTTTTACTACATCTAATCTATTTTCTAAAACATCAAAAGCTTCAATACGTTCTTTTTGGTATTGTGCTGCTTTAGATTCTTGTTCATTAATACTTCGGTTATACATATTAATAAAGTTTTTTAACTATCATTCCTGCTCCCTTTTGTACATAAGTACCATCTTTATTTTTAGGAACTAATTTATATTTAAATTGTTTTGTATAAGCGCTATTAGTGACTCCATCAGGACCTGCTTTGGGGCCAGGACCTAAATCTGCTCCATCACCTAATTTACCCTCACCCATTGTATAACCTAAAGAACTTACCATACCCGATGGCATTTTCATTTTATATTTAGATTTTTTATTTTTTTTCTTTTTACCTGGTTGTAATTTTTTTCTTACAAAAGCATATGGTGTATTATAAGCACCTGCGGCACCAGAGGTTGAAATTTCATCTACATCTTCTTCTCTGATTGCTTTTTTATAATCGGAAGGGTAATTATTTCTAACATGAGTACGAATTACATTTCTTAATTGTTTTGCCTGTTCGTATATGTCTAAGAATTTTTTATCATCTTTAGCTTTTTGATATACACCTTTTGCTGTAGATGCTAATTCCATAGAATCTTCAACTAGCTTAGATAAATTAGGAACATAATCAATAGACCAGGATATAGCACCAGTTTCGGGATCTTTATCTGTAACTACAGATTTTACACCTCCAGTAACCTTAGTATCACCTACCTCTATTTCTTTAAGTTTATATTTGTACGCCATTTGCTATTTGTATTTCGTTTACTAATTGGTAATAACGTAACAAATCAACTAAATTATTATCTCCAACTTTATCTGTTTTCTTTAATTCAGTTAAAAATTTAGCTACTTCAGTAATTTTAACTTTTGTAGCTTTATCTTTAATATTTTTTGTTTCTTTAACTAAAATACTTTTTAATTCATTAATTTTAACATTGTAGAAATTTCTTAAATCTGGTGTTGAATCTACTGAATTAATGTATTCTTTAAGTACTTGTTTTTGATCATTAGTTAATATGTCGTACTTATTATTAAACTTTTCTAATAATACCTTATAAGTAAGAGTTCTTATATCACTATCATATGTAGAAAATTCTTCAATTACTGTTTGTTTTGAATCTTGAGTAACTTCCTTTTTAGTTAAATGTTCTAATAAAGTTACTTTATTATCTACTAATTGTGTTGGGTTAGATATAGACTTTGAATTAACATTTTCTACTAAAGTGTATAAAGCCGCTAATTCTTTATAATTTGTTATTTTAGAACCAAAAAAGGATTCTAGATTATAATGTTTTTTAATTTCATTAATCAAATTATATTTTTGTTTTTTTAAAGACTTTCTATTAAACTTAGTAGAGGCCTCTAATATAGTATCAATTACTAATGTAGCCCTACCCTCAGTTACTACTTTAGATTTAAGTATAGATTCATATAATTTATACTCTTTACCTAAAGAAGTATTTACGAAATATTCTTTTAAAATATCTATAGCTGGTGAATTACCACCTTTAAGTGTGTCAGCGGTGATTTGGCGTACTAACAGTTCAAATAATATGCCTGTGTTTTTGTACTTTGAGTGTTTAATTTTCATCAAGAATATATTTATTTATAAATATGTGGAGTATTTTACTTCTTTAATTGTTTTTCATCTAATAATGAAGAATCGTCTTTATCCTCTTCAAATATTAATACCTTTTTATCTAAATCCTTAAACATATTTAAATTTTTCATATATGAAGACCGAGCACTTTCTAAAGCTAATGGACTTCCTCCTTTGAATTTATTTTTAATACTATTAGAATCATTTTTATCTGTATCTTTCATACGTTTAACTCCTAATCTATCTTTCCCAAAATTATCACCTTGTGTATTACGTTTTACATTAGTATCTTTTGGTCTACCTAATTTAGGATCATCAGCTGCATATTCTTCTGGTTTTGGTACTGCTCCTGGGTTAGTGTACATTCTACCACTTCCATATAATGAGGCTAAATCATGAGGTGTACCATATGATTTACCAGTTTCAACAGGATCATTTCCTTCTGCTTCTATTTGTGCCATTCTAAACTTACGTTTAGCATCTTCTCTAGATAAATCTCTATATTCATCATATTGGTCTTCGCTAAAATGGTAAACATGATCATAAATCCAATCAGAGGGTACTAAACCTTGTTCTAATAAAGTACCAGCTAATTCGGTTTTAGATTTAAGTAATTCAATTTTTTCTTGTTCTAAGATAATAGAAGGACTAGACATTTCTAAAGTAAAATTAGTTAATGTTTCATCAGTATATCCTTGGGTATATAAATGAACTAATGCAATTTTATTTAATTCAGAAACTAATATTCTTTGTATTCTTTCAATTGTGCGTGCAAATCTAATATCTTGTTGTGCTAGTGTAGCTTTACCTTCAACTCCTTCTTCGTATCCTAAGAAAGCTTTTGGAATTTTAAGTGCGGCAAATAATTTACCTCTTAAATATTCAACATCGGCAATCCCATCATATTGTAATCCTGGTGTGGTTTCTATTTTAGTTGTTTGGTCATTACCACGAACAGGGATATAAAAATCTTCCAACATATTTTGCATGTTGTATTTAAGGTTGTATTCTCCTGTTTTATTATCTTGGAAAGGTGTACGTTTTAAATTACCAATTGTTTTTTGCATAAATGCATCTATTTCATTTGGTGGGATAGAACCAACATTCATATAAAATATACGTTTTTCTGGGGCACGAGCAATTCTATGAATTAACATTGCATCTTCCATTAAAACATATTGTTTATATAATTTACGAGCGGGTTCAATATAAGCCCTACCATAAGGTAAATAATTAACATCTGAAAGAAGTCTAAAGTGAGCCATTTCATAATTGTCAAAGAAAATACCTTGTTCATCGTTTAAATTCCCAGCGGTTGAACCTGGTACAGGATACATACCTGAACTTAGATTATCCATTCCATCAGGAGCGTATCTAAACCTAATAGCAGAAGGATTCTGTGGGTTATAACCTTCTTGTCTTTCTATGTGATAAGCAGTATAAGGAATTACATTGTAAACCCCATACTTTTCAGCAATTTCTAATTTTAAGAAAAAATCACCATATTTACACATTTGTCTAACCCACATCCATAAGTTAAACTCAACATTTAATACATCGTAAAATAGGTTATACAACAATTTCTGGATATCTTCATTAGCACTTCTAATTTGAAGTACTTCACCCATATCATTTTTTAAAGTTGATTCATCTGCTAAGACATCAAGAGCAGATGCTATAATAGCATCATTATCCATTAAATCATATTCAGAATATAATTGAGGTCTTAAATATTGGTAATTCATATTGAATTGAGCACCATATAAAGAAGAAGGGCTTGTAGAAAAAACCCTATTATATCTATCCATTAATGAATTAGTTTCTAATTCACCTGTAGATTGTATTTTAGCACTATCAATTACTTTTATTTGGTTTCCACCTACATTTCTTATTACTACGTCAGTAGAAAATAATCTTTTTAGTCTTGAAAATACGCTTTTATCAGCCATAGTATGTTATTATTGTTATAAATATTATTAAAGAAGCCATTTAATGTCTTCCTTACCATCGGGTGTGTTTATGTGATAGGGATTATCTGAGCCTTGTGAAAAACCATATCCACCTTGGTACGAAGTCCTATCTACAGACATATTACCTAAAGCATTTTTAGTTGCTTGTAGTCCTTGTTGTCTTAATTTTAGCGCTGTATCTCTAATATACATAGCTATACCAAAGGACATTACTAAATCATCATTATACCCACTTTGAGCTTCTGCCCTATTATTTTTCCATATAAAGGTTTTCATTTCTTCTAGCAATCTTTTTGATTGTATTGTTACTCCTTTATCACTAATATATTCCTGAAATTTACCTATTACCATAGGTCTAGTTCTAGAAGACATTGTAAAACCGGCTACCATTTTTGAATGGTCCTGGTATTTGTCAAAATACGAACTAGCATTTGGGGAATCACTCTTTTGTGAATAGTAAAGGTTAGGATATTGTCTATCTAAAGCAACTTGTATTGTTGCCCAACCTATATTAGCATTCTCTATTACTAACATTGCTTCATTATATTCAGTAGCTAAACCAACTAATAAATGCCCGTATTCTTTTGTACCTAATTGTCCTTTATATTCAGCAACTTGTACATTATTGGCTACATCAATTACATGACATGCGGAATAATCTTTTCCATCTCCACGAGCAACGTCTGCTACTACCACATAATCTCTTGTGTAATCAGGTGATTCCCAAACCCATAAGTTTTGGTCTGCTCCTCTTCTTTCCATAGGATCTTTTATATAAGTTTTTTCATAAAAGTCTATATATTCAGGATAAAATACAATATCACCAGAGGTACTAAAATCACAATCACATTCTTGTGCAGCCATTCTAGGATCACCTAATAATTCATCTTGTGTATCCCTCCATTTTTGATCTCTTTCTGGGTGGACATACCAGGGGAGTTTTATAGGTAAAAATTGATTTTCTCTATTTTCTGCTCTAACCCATGTTTGATGAAACCAATTTCCAGTACCATAAGGGGTAGATAATGCTATACAACCACCACCAGTTGCTAATGTTTGTTGTGCTGAGGCCCATATTTCTCCAATATTATCAATAAAAGCTGCCTCATCAATTAGTAGTAAAGATACTGCTTCGGATCTACCTGCATCACTTGAAGCCGATGTTGCTTTAATTTGTGATCCATTTGCTAATCGTAAAGTTAATTTATTATTTTCAGGAGCATCTATTTTAAGCCATGAAGGTAAGTTTTCATACATGAATTTTACCTTTGTTACCATGTTTTTAGCTGTTTCTTGCTTAGTTGCAATACAAAGAATATTTTTATCCTTATGGAATGTCATTAACCACAATGAATAACCAGCACCTAAAGTAGATATACCTAACTGTCTAGATTTTAATACTACACTATAGGGATTTTCTTGAAATAACGTTAATACTTTTTCTTGGAATGGGTATAGATTAAACTGTATACGCCCACGTTGTGGGTGCTGTATATAACAGTATTTACGCATAAAGTGTACTGGGTCTTGAGCACATTTTAAGTATTCTTGGCGTATTACTTTTTTTAAATCAGACATACTATTTTACTAAAAGTACAGCAGCTAATACTGCTACTACTCCAGCCCCTGCTGTTAATTTATTTTTAAACTTTTGTTTTTTTACTTCAAGTTTTAACTTTTCATTTAACTGTTGGGAAAGTATAAGTTGTGACCCCTTTGTATCTAATATAGAATTAAAATTATTGATTTGAAAATTAAGGTTATTAATAACACTATCTTTTAATATAATTTTATTTTTTAATAAAGAGTACTTTGTATTGATTAAACTTAATTCTTGTTTAAAACTATCTCCAGTTATTAAATCCTTAATTACTAGTCTGACTATTGGTTTTTTTAATTGAATCGAAGTACTGTCTATAACGTTCTGTGAAAAACCGTTCAAGCTCATCATCCCCAAAAGAATCAACATTATTAACTTTCTCATTTGTTTGTCTTTTTAATATAACTATTTTATTATCTTGTTTACTAATTTCTTGGTCTAATTTTGTTATTTGACCATTTAAGGTATCAATTTCCAAGGTTAATTCTTCATTTATGTTATGTAAAGAATTAATTTTATTTTCTAATGCCTCTATTTTACTATTATACTCATTGATATATTCATCTTCATTTGAAGAGTACATATTAATTAGGTAGTAAGCACCAAAAAATACTATAGCAATATATAAAAACCTTTCCTTAGATGACATTATATCTTCTTATTATCTAGAATACTTTCTAGTTCTTTTTTTAGTTTAGTTTTATCTTTTAAGATTTTAACTAATTTTTCTTTTTCTTCACCTTCAGCTTTAGAATATTTTTTAGCTAATGATTTCATCTCACGAGTTAATAGTGCCAATTCTTCTTTTGCTTTAGCTAAACCTTTAGTTTTTTTAATATCGGATTTAGTTGGTTCTGCATCTTCGTTTTCATTTAAACCCATAGAACTAGCTATATCAGAGAGCCCTCGCATAAGTCCCTTTTGAAAGTAACGAAAATCTATTTGAGAATTAAGGTATGATTTTCTTATTATTGTAAAAACTTCATCAGCAGCATTATACCCCATTTCTTCTATTTCATCTAAACCCACATTTGCATTTTCTTTTATATCGTAAGGGTTTTTATGGGGATTTACAACGGCATCATATGCTTTACCAATATCACCACCATATAAATTATCAGTGATTTTTTTGCCTAACATTTTTAACTGGTCATTATTTAGGGTATGTTTTTTTCCAAATCCTTCTAAATAGAATTGACCTATATCTTCATAGTCATAAGTAAAATCTTTCATTAATGGTGTTGCATCTTCTTCTATACCAGCTTCTTTTTTAGCTGATTCTAGATCCTTAATAGCGGCAGTTAATTCTTTAGTTTTTTCAATTTCTGCTTCAGTATCTTCAGATAATGTAGAGATAATATTTTCTCTAATATAATTTTTTAATTCAGATTTTTTCATTATAATAAGGTTTTATTATAAATATGTTAAAGATTAGTAAACTTTAATATTTGTTGGATTCGTTCCTCTGTAGATCCAGATATCTTTTCTATTTTACCTGCTTTATGACCATGTCTTTTAATAAGTGTGGTAATAGTAAAATCAATTAAATCTCTATAGTGCTCATCTGTTTCACGTACTCCATTATCTTCAATATCTATTCCATAAGGAGATATGTAAAAAATATAATCATATTCTCTAACAAATTCACTAGCATATGTTTCAAATGCTTCTTTATCCTGGTGAGGTATTGATTTTGCATTTAAAGTAAATGCCATAACATCAAGAACTGTTCTATCTGTAATAATATCTGTTTGAATTAATTCAGCACAACGTTCAGCCAAGAATATGGTTTGACCCTTTAATGTTGAATCTGTATTAAGTGGAATACCTTGCTCCATCAAGTATTTAGAACGTTCTGTTCTAAACATATAATCTTTAAATTGCCTTGTTTCTTTTAAAGCATTTACTAATGTAGTTTTACCTACACTCATTGTACCACATAAACCTATTTTCATATCTTAGTTTCTATAATCTGAAAGGTGTGCTTTCATTGATTGATTTTTATAATAAGGTAAACCTTCTCTTTGTTGTCTTGCTTCATTCCATTCCTCTTTGGTATGTTTAATACCATATAAATGATATTCTCCTAATTTTTCTTTACCTTCAGGAATTAAAGCATGTCCCTCCCAATTGTGGAGTTTATTATCCCATACATAAGCGATAGTACCATCTGCTTTTTTTAATCTTTTACTTTGTGGAAACGGTGTTTTTGTTGATTTTGCCATAATTTTTATTTGTTATCAATATACGAAATTTATTTTAATTTTCCAAAAGTGATTCAGCAACATATGTCCCTTGTGCACCACTTACCGTTATACCTCTAGCTGATAAAGCATCGCCTACGAAGTGTACGTTAGGATACTTAGTGAGTGCTAAATTGGCATAATCGACAAGTGGCTCAGGAGAAAGATATTTTACTTCAGGTACATAAATACCCCAATCATCTTTTAATGTTGGGAATACTTTTTTCATGTCCTCAATAAAATCATATACATACATAAAGTAGGGTTGCATTGATTTTGAAATTTTATGTAATGTATCTACTTGAATAGCTGATACATTTACACCTTCAGATGTTTGTGATGGTTTTCTACTTGGGCTATAATATAAACCAGTACCGTCTATTTGTAATTTTTTAACTACATCTCTAGACCAATCAAATGGTTTATCAATGCCTTGCACTTCCATTAATATACCAAAATTGGTCATATCATTTCGGAATGCTTCATCTTTTTTAGCGTGTCCGTTGTACGAATGATCTCCATACGTTTCTTCAACGGCAACATATGCTGCATTGTTGTTTGTACAGAAAGAACGTAATGATACTCCTTTGTCTTCATATTTTCTATATAATTTGAAATCATAAGATACATCAATTAATTTTTGGAAGTGTTTTTGTGGTGCTTCAAATCGAACACCTATTTGTACTGGTTTTGGTTCAGTTGGTAAATCGTATTTTTCAGCTAATTGTTTACCAAAGTCAATACCTG